GAGATAGAAATATCAAGGTATTAGATAGGAGAGAATATGGAAGATAGATATTTATTCAAGGCAAAGCGGATTGATAATGGGGAGTGGGAAATTGGTAGTCTAATTGCATTGCCGACAGGAGAATATGAGATTTCAAATAAATGCAATAATCCACCAGATTGTGACCCTATGTGGGATAAAGTAGTAATTACACACAAAGTAGAACCACCCACAATCTGTCAATGTACAGGTTTGAAAGATAAGAACGGTAATATGATTTGGGAGAATGATGTTATAAAATATCATTTTAGGGATCTATATGCACAAATCAGATATGGAGAATATCAAAATTGCTTTGATAGTCAAAAAGCAGAGCACATAGGATTTTATGTGGATTGGTCAGAGAGCAGGAATTATCGCAAAGACTTAGGATATTGGATAAACATGGTTAATGCAGAGGTTGTTGGAAATATTTTTGACAACGCAGAGTTGTTAGAAAGTGAGGGATAAAGATGAGTGATTTAATTGATACATTAATTAAAACGCTTAAAGATAGCAATGCAGGGTTTGTTAAAGCTAAGGTTGGCGAGTACACAATTTTTGTTACGGATGACGATGATGGGGCCAAGGTGCTTGATGAAGCTTGGGACAATTACGTAGAAGAAAGCGAGGGATAACAATGATGACAGGACAAGTATTTATTTTTTTAATTGCGCTGAATACATTGTGCGCAGCAATCAATTACAGTCGTGGCAACTATGGAAATATAGCTATAAACATAATCGCAGTTGTGGCATGTTTGACAGTATTGAGAGGAGAAAAAAGATGACAGAGATTGAAGCAGCAGAAAAATTAAAGGCATATATTAAATGTCAAAAAAGAAGCAATAAAGGAATTCACGAAGATTGCAATAGCAAAAAATGCGATGACTGCTATTTGTGTTATGAGCAGGGCAATTCTGGTGAACACATTCAAAGCGTTGAAAAGGCAGTACAGGCACTAGAAAAGCAGATACCTAAAAAGCCTGTTAAGAGCGGAAATCAAGTAGTTAGAGGTATGTTAATACATATTATTGCCCGATTTGCAATTTAAGAATTACCGGGGCAAATATTGCAAAGTGGTGTTATCATTGCGGTCAAAAGTTAGATTGGAGTGATGAAAATGAGACCGATTGATGCAGATAAGATTGATTTTAACGAAGTTTTTGTTGGCGCAAGTGAATTTGCACAAGACACAAGAAATGCGGCACAAAGGTTTATTGACAAACAACCTACTGCCTATGATGTAGATAAGATTGTGAAACAGTTAGAAGAAGAACAAGAACTCGCATATGCTGATTTTGACAGATATGTTGAAGAAGTCGATCCTTGTCTTGATTCTGAATGTGATGATTTTTTTCATACAGGGTTGGGAAGAGCGATTAAGGTATTAAAGGCAGGTGTGAAAGAATGACTAAAAAACAATTATATACTTGTGATATTTGTCACACAGATTATGCAAATAAAGAAGATGCTATAAAGTGTGAGGAAGAACATTGTGGTGTTGTGCAGGTTACAGATTATAGAATACACGCACACTGCAAATATCCGCATAAACTTGAGATAAAATTTTCAGATGGTACAAAACATTGGTACAGACAGTAAAGGCAGGTGGAAAGAATCGCATTTTTAATGAAAGAGTACGGAATAACGTGATGGTTAGTTACATTACCGATCCGGTCAGAAGCGTAAAAAGAAAGAAACTTAGGAGAAAAAAATAATGGCACACAATAAAAGAGCAGCTATGCGAAGAGAAGCGAGAGAGCAGAAAAAAACGAAGTTGAACAGTTTGGAACATGAATGGCTTGCAAGAGCAACAGTTCACCCTGTAGGCGGCAAGGCGTTAGACAAGATGGCCATGAAATATTATAAATTTGGGTTGGCAAATGGAATGTCAACATCAAGTTGCATTATATTTCTAGCACTTCATGAATATTTTGGATTTGGAGAGAAGAGAATCAATACTTTGATGAAGTGCGTAGCAAAAGAATCCATGAAAATGGATGAAGCACCAACAGAATTTAATGTTGACTTCTATCAGAAGAAATTAGAAGAGGTTATGGACATTTCTTTGGAATCTTATAGCGAAGATAAGATTCTAAATACGGATTATAAATAAGGGGGCTGAGATTATGGCTAGAAAAAGGTCATTTAGTCGTGATGTAATCACATCTACGTCATTTTTGAACATGCCATTGTCTGCACAGGGGTTGTATTTCCACCTGTGCATGAACGCTGACGATGATGGCTTTATCGACAATTCCACAAGCGTTGCTAGATATTGCCAAGCAACAGCAGATGATATGCAATGCTTGTTCGATCGAGAGTTTATACTTCCGTTTCCAAGTTCTGATGTAATAGCAGTGAAGCACTGGAAACGGCATAACACGATACAGTCAGATAGATATACGCCTACGGTATACAAGTTTGAGATTTCTCTTTTGGGCCTTACAAAGCAAGGGGAATATACTTTTAATGAGAGAGAGGCCAACTGCTTGGCAACAGAAGCAGGTGCGTCATGGAAAAAAGTTATTAAAGATTTGGAAAGACCTGGTACTGGTCTACGTAGACCAAAAAGAAAAATCATTAAAGACGATAAAGGAAATATGGTTCGCCAAAAAATAGAAAGAACAAAAGGTGGATATGTTGCAAAGACGAATCATCTCGATCGAGGAATAGGTACTCCAGTAACGATAGTTGTACCAAGATCATTTGTAAAACCAACAATTGCAGAATTAAAAGAATACTGCGAACACAGAAAAAATAATGTGGATGTAGAAAAGTTTTACAGATACTATGAATCAAGAGATTGGTTCATAGGGAACAAAAAGATGATTGACTGGAAAAAGGCTATAAGGGACTGGGAACTGATGGAGAAGAAATCCTTGCCCTTAAAACAAACAAATGACAGCGAGGTAAAAGCTAATGACTAAAGATGATGCAGAAAAAATTGTAATGATGATGGAAGCGGCTTATCCAAACTATCATCCGAATAAACGATATACTGTAAACGCATGGGGCGTACTTCTGAAAGACTATGATTATGATGTGGTTGAAATGGCGTTAAAATCTTATATTATGAGTGAAAATAAGGGATTTGCTCCATCAATCGGTCAAATTGTAGACATTATACATCGTATTCAACGCCCTGATCGGCTAAACTGTGCGCAGGCGTGGGCGTTGGTATCAAAGGCAATGCAGAACAGTATATATCATTCTGTGGAAGAATTTGAGAAATTGCCTAAAACAGTGCAAAATGCCGTTGGCTCTCCTGGAGAACTTAGGTCTTGGGCAACTTCTGAAAATTTTAACGAGAATGTAACAAGAAGCACATTCTATAAGATTTACAACCAAGAACTGGAGAAAGAAATACAATCAGAAAAATCAACCAATGAATTTAGAAACGCTATTGAGATCAAAAATTCCAAGTCAGAAAGAATGCTTATTGACAGTGAAAACGAAAAATCTTATCAAGCTGTCAGAAACAACACAATCAATGAAATTGACTTGGACGCAGTAAATAGTGTTCCAATGCCAGAAAGATACAGAGAGGAATTTTGCAAATGAATAAAGAAGAGTCAAAATCTTCGGTGTCAAGACAAAAGAAAATGACAGACAAAAGAATAAGACTTGGTTTGTGTCCTAAATGCGGAGAAAAGCAGGACAGGGACGGATGGTATTGTTCAAAATGTTTGAAAAAAAGAAACAGTTATTTAAAAGAATCTAGAGAGTTTTACTCAAAAATAGGTATATGTCCAATATGCTGTAAGAATAAACTGTTTGGCGATGAGAAATCCTGCATTGAATGCAGAGAGAAGAAGCGTAAAACAAGAAAAACAACCATAAAAGAAGAAGATAGGCAAAAAATAAGAGAACAAAAGAGAAATACTTACAGAATCAGAAAAGAAAATGGCATTTGCACAAGATGCGGAAAGAAAAAAGCGGCATATGGTCGCACAAAATGCGCTCTTTGCTTGAAGAAAGATGCACAGAATCACATGAAAATGGATATTAAGCCAAAAGAGCATTATATCAAAAGAATGACTGCTGCGCATCTATGCCTAGACTGTAAAAAGCCTGTGGACAGGGAAAATAGTAAACTTTGTCAGTCGTGTTGGCAAAAGCATCATGATATAGGCGTAAAAAATGCCAGTGAGAATAAATATTGGAGAGGATACGACAAATTGATTTTTAAGAATTTTTAAGAATTAGGAGATGTGCTTATGAGGTTTTCAAAACTGACTAAGCCGGAACTTGATTATTTTCTAGAAAACGCCAATTTTACCGAAGAAGAGGAAAAAATATTTAGGATGCTTTCCAAAGGAAAATCAAGAAGTCAAGTGGGGTTGGAAATTTCGGTTTCTGACTCTACCATTGACAGAAGAATACGTGATATAAAATGTAAGATAGCAAGGGTAGGTGATGGGATATGCAATTGAGCGATTCTGATCTGTTGAAATTTGCGGTTGAAAATGGTATTATCGACATGAAAGCCGTGCAGGAACAGATCAACATGAATGAGCGAAAAAAATATCTTGACGGACACAAGTTTAGAAAATGGAAAGGAAGTGGTGGCAAGTATTACACATATCTTCCAGATAAGACATCAGAAAGCGGTAGAAAACTGCTGAAAAGGAGTACACTTGAATCTCTGGAAGATGGAATAGTTGATTATTACAAAGAACACGAGAATCAACCTACATTTAATGAGGTTTTTGATGCGTGGGTCGAGCAGAAGTTAAAATACGGAGAAGTGAAATTGCAGACTGCGCAAAGGTATAAGAGTGACTATTTGAGGTTTTTTGCAAACTCAAGAATCTCAAATATGGAGATAAGATTTATCAATGATGATATATTGGAAGATTTTGTCAAATCGACTATACACAATGAAAATCTCACATCAAAAGGATGGGCAAAGGTTAGGTTGATTTTGAATGGTGTGTTTAAGTATGCGGCAAAAAGAAAATATACAGAAATCAGCATTACACGCTTTATGGGCGATTTAGACTTGTCGAGAAATATATTCAGACGCAGGGTAAAAGATCCTAAAAAATCAGTATTTACCAAAGCGGAAGAATATATGATACAAGACTTAGCATATAAAGCAAATGACGTAATATCTCTTGGAGTTGTGCTTGCATTTAAGACAGGTCTTAGAGCCGGGGAACTTGCCGCCCTGTCGTGGGATTGCGTGACGGCTGATTATCTGCGGATCAGAAAAATGGAAATAAAATACTTTGGTGACGATGGCAAAGAAGTATATGAAGTAGTTGATTCCACAAAAACAGAAGCAGGGGAACGAGATGTTATAATCACGGACGAAGCAAGGCAGGTTCTTATGAGGTTAAAACGTCTTAATCCATTTTCAAAATATGTTTTCGTGAAAGATGGAAAAAGAGTTAAGGCAAACCATTTTTCAAGGCGGTTGTATCGTATGTGTGAAACACTTCACATAGAACCAAGGTCGTTGCACAAGGCAAGGAAAACCTACGCCACAAAGTTGCTGGATGCAGGAATACCTGAATCTATTATAATGCAACAGATGGGACATACGAGCATAACAACGACAAAGGAGTTTTACTATTTTAACAATCGAGCCGTGAAAGATGTATCGTCCATGCTGGAGACGGCACTTTGTCCAAAAGGTAACCAAGGTAATCAAAACAAAAGGTACAGTTAGAACAGTTAAAATGCGGTTAAACCGTTGAAAATACTTGCTTTTTCGTAGTCCGAAAAGTGAAGAAGAAATCCCGAGTCGGGGTTCAAATCCCTTTTCCGCTACTAACAAAAAAATACTTTGAGAACCTTGAAACCCTTGAAAACACTGGAAGAAAGGAGAGACTGCACGGCTTCATCTTTTAGAGTTTTCAAGAGAGGTAATCAAAAAAGTAGTCAAAAGTAATCAAAAATCGAACGAATGTTCGATATTTTTTTGCCTTAAAATAATTTATCTAGGTTTTGTTATATAAAATGGCAAAAGTTCTAGGATTTGTGATAGTTTTTTGACAGGAATGTGACAGTTGCCTGTCTTTTTTTTATGCAAAAATTTATTCATAACATAGGAGGTGCATAAAATGTTTTCAGAAGAAATTTTAGAAAAAATAAGAAACAAAGAAGAGGTTTTGCGTGTTCCATTGGTATTCCAGTGTGCAATGATTCATGCGATACAGGAAGTTTTGGATGAGGAAAGAGAGGTAGATGTGGATGAACAACCAATATCAACAACCACAGAATAATTTCCAGTACAATCCCGGCTACAACGCATATCCCTACAATCCTTGGGCGAATTTGCAAAGAATGCCGCAACAGGAACAATTTCAAAACATTTCACAACCTGTTCAAGCTGGAATCAACGGCAAAATTGTATCTGATATGAATGCAATTGCCGCAAATGATGTACCAATGGATGGATCAGTTGCTATATTCCCGAAGAATGATTTATCGGAGATATACGCAAAGCAATGGGCGTCTGACGGAAAAATCTCTACGGTCGTTTTTAAGCCTGTTCAATCTGAAAGCCCTAGCAATTTATCGGCAGATGAACAAAAAGCGAAATTTGGGCTATCTGATGATGTTACAGAGGTATTTATGCAGAAGTTCGATGAATTATTCGAGAAAATAGAACAGATTGAAAAAAGCATCGGTAAAAATTCCGCTTCAAAAACAAGAGCGGTAAAAAAGGATGGTGAGTCATAATGAATCCTATGAATATTATCAAGAACAAAATTATGAATGATCCACAGATAAAAAATAATCCTATGGCACAGAATGCTATGCAGATGATTCAGAGCGGAAATACGCAGGGCTTAAAATCTATGGCAGAAAATATGTGCAAAGAGCGTGGGATTACAGTAGAACAGGCAAAAGAAGAAGTTATGAAATTATTTAATTGATACATTTTGGGTCGTGCGCACATTAAAGACAGTCTACCCGATGTAAATAAAATTTACGGAGGTAAACAAAATGTTCAATGGAAATTCACCAAGTCTTGCTGATATTGCAGCAGTGACAGGCAACAATCGTGATGATGGTTTTCTCGGTGGTGATGGGATCTGGGCAATTATCGTATTTGCTATGATCTTTGGCTGGGGCGGTTTTGGCAACGGCTGGGGTAATGGTGGAAACGGTGGTGCTACACCTTTTGCAGCCGGGGCATTAACTCAGGCAGATTTACAGAGAGGATTTGACACGCAGGCTATCGTTGGAAAGCTTGACGGAATCACAAATGGAATCTGTGATGGGTTCTATGCAGCAAACAACAATATGCTTACTGGATTCAACGGAATTAACACCAATATAATGCAGACAGGCTATGGCATTCAACAGGCTATCAATGCGGACACAATCGCAAATATGCAGAACACAAATGCTTTGCAGTCTCAGCTTGCTAACTGCTGCTGTGAAACACGTGAAGCTATTCAGGGCGTAAACTACAATATGGCACAGAACACCTGTGCTTTGCAGAACACCATGAATACAAACACGAGAGACATTATCGACAGTCAGAATGCAGGAACTAGAGCTATCCTTGATTACCTTTGCCAAGAAAAGATTTCTTCCTTGCAGGCAGAAAATAATGACTTGCGCAGAGCGGCTTCGCAGGATCGCCAGTCCGCACTTCTTACTACGGCAATGTCTGCACAGACACAGCAGATTATCAATTCTGTGAACCCACAGGCAGTTCCGGCCTATGTAGTTCCTAATCCGAATGCTTATGCATACGGATGTGGATGCAGCACAGGGTGTGGCTGCTAAAAGTAGCAGCTACGCAAAAATGAATAATTGAGTATCTTAATTGAGTTTAACTCGATTATGTCTGCTTATGCAGTATTACAATTTATGGCAAGGGGCAGGCTTTAAGGTTTTCCCCTTGCTTTTTTCGTACATTGACAATCGAATATTGGCTGATGATTTTTGGGTTTGAAAAAAATAAAACAGTTGCGCCCCACAAAAGAAAGTGCGCAACTGTACGGATAACAATCAATCCACAGGGATTGATATGTGTATTTTATCAAATCCCTGCGGAGAAATCAAGAAAAATGATTATAATTTGAAAAAGTGCTTGACTAATATATGTGTGACATTTATAATATAGGTGTGACAAGAAAGGCGGTGATTATTATGTCACCAGTAGGCAGACCTAAATCTAACAACCCTAAATCAAGTAGGTTTAGCATCAGACTTGATAGGGAGACAGAAAACAAGCTGAAAATCTATTGTGATAAACATAACATCACAAAAGGCGAAGCTGTTAGAAGAGGAATACACCTACTTTTAAGCAAAGAAAAAGAGTAGTCAAGCATTACTTAGCGGTAATTGACTACTCTAAGAGCGAGATAACTCTCTATGAAATATTCTATCATAAGGGTTATCTCATTTCAAGCAAATTTTGGAAGCGAGGTAGAATCCATGAAAGATGAAATTATCAACAAAATTATTCACAATCTGAAAAACACAAATGAATACTTTCTAAAGTGCATACTTGCTTATACAAATGTATTGGCAGATATAAAGGACGGTGCAGAATAATGGGCGAATTATCTAAACTTGAAACAAGAACACCTATTGAGATTGCACTCGACATTGACAGTGACGGAATGACAACAGCAAGAAAGCTATATGCTTTCTTGGAATTGAGAAAAGAAGATTTTTCGAGATGGTGTAAGACAAATATAACCGAAAATGAATTTGCCACGGAAAATGAAGATTATTTGCGATTCTTCATTGATGCGGAGACGCCTACTGGTGGTAAAATTCAGAGAACAGACTACAAACTTACTGCACACTTTGCCAAGAAATTATCTGTAAAAGGGAATAGTGAAAGAGCGGAACAGGCAAGAGAGTATTTCACAACCATTGAAGAGAGAGTAAAGCAAAAGTCAATAGACAGAACGCAGTTATCGCCACAGCTTCAAGCACTGTATGGATTGATTGAAACGCAAGCAAGACAGGAACTAGAGCAGAAGCGACAGGCAGAGCAGATAACCAAGGTTGAGCAGACGGTCGATAACATGAAAGAGATATTTACACAGCCTATAGGTGACTGGAAGTCAGAAATCAATGCTAGGGTGCGAGAAATATCGCTAAAGAGCAATATCGAATATGCAACTTTGTATAATCACCTTTATGCAGAACTAGAGACAACTGCACATTGTAGTCTTAAGCGGTTGCAGGAAAACAAGAAGAAACGCATGGAAAAGGCAGGAAACACAAAAACTGCAATAAGACAGGAGACAACCAAAATCGCAATTATATATGAAAAGCCACAGCTAAAGGCAATTTTTGAAAACATTGTCAAGAAATACGCAATGCGGTATTGTGCATAGTATAATTGTTTCGAATCTGAAAACCATCAGCCAATATTTGGTTGGTGGTTTTTTTGATGGAAGGAGATGTTATATATTATGGCAGAATATGTATCAGTTGCAACACAGGAAGTTGCATCAAATGGAAATGTTGTATTTACAAACACAGCAGTTAAAGGCTCTGGCTGTATCCAGCACAGAGAGGGGAGCGGAATAATCACCCTGCGTGGACTGACAAATCAGTGCAGAGCGAGATTCTTTGTTGATTTTTCAGCAAACATTGCGGTGCCTACTGGTGGAACAGCAGGGGCAATTTCTTTAGCAATCGCAATTAGCGGTGAGCCTGTATTATCTTCGCAGATGATTAGCACACCTGCCGCAGTCGAACAGTTTAACAACGTATCCGCAGGAATTTATGTGGATGTTCCGAAAGGATGTTGCATAAATATCGCTGTAGAAAATACAAGCGGCGTTGCTATAGATGTGGCAAATGCAAACATCGTTGTCACAAGAGAAGCGTAGGAGGTGTATAGCTATGGATGTTAAGAGAATGCATGACATGATTGAAAAGATTTCAGAATGTGCAAAATGTGAATTTGACAAAGGAATTGAGTGCATTGATACCCAAGAGATGGGGGAAGTTGTCGATATGATGAAAGATTTGTCAGAAGCTATGTATTACAGAACTTTGACAAATGCAATGAATGACTTCGATCCGTATGAAACAATGGAAATGTTTGAAAGATACGGAGACGGTCGCAGACATTATGACAACTACAGATACAAAACCACAGGTGAGTATGCTCCAAAGGGCAAAGGCACTTACGTTGGCAGAAGAGGTTATGAAGAGCCGCCTTATTGGCATATGACTAAAGATGATTATGACAGATGGTCAGATATGCCTAGATCAGAGCGGATGCGTGACCTTGATCGTGCAAGCAGAAGAATGCACTTTGCCGAACCGGTATCTCATGGTATGGACTCTATGAGCGAAAGTCATTATGATCGTGCAAAGAGAAACTATACAGAAAGCAAAGAAATGCATAAAGACAATACTATGCACGACAAAGAAGCAAAGATGAAAAGTCTTGATGATTATTTGAAAGTATTTTCAAATGATGTAAAAGACTTAATTAAAGATGCTACGAACGAAGAAAAAGCACTCTTTAAGAACAATATGACAGGATTGATGAACGCAATGTAATTTGTTTTCTCTGAATTAAGCGGCTGGGGATTATTTCCCCGGCTGATTGCGTACAGGGGGCGATATTATGGTTTTTTATATTAACGGTACAAATTGGCGTGTTGTGTTTGTAAAGCCCAATAGCGAGGCAATTAGACGCACTGACGGAAGTTATAGTGTCGGCACAACAGATGCAAATACACATGAGATATATCTAAATGAAAATCTGCATGGTGATTTTTTGAAAAAAGTGTTTATTCATGAAGTATGCCATGCGATATGTATATCTTATGAAATTTATTTGCCGATCGAGCAGGAAGAGTTGTTGTGCGATTTTGTGGCAACATACGGAAAAGAAGTGCTGGACATTGTAGAGATGATGTTTGGCGCGGTTAGGATGGTATCATGAGTATGATAGATGAGATTTTAAGATTTGTGCAGAGAACAAACCCAAATATGACAAAAGCTGATCTTCTGTATCAAATGGGCATAACTAAATATTCGGCAAGAGCATTATATATTTCTTGTATGAGCAAACCGTATATGTTAGAATCTAAAGAAAAAGGCAGGAGGATTTGTTCTAATGGGAAAGATTGACATGGGTTTCATCAAATTATCTTATGAGTGCAGTGATTTGATCGAAGAAATCAAGGGAGACATAAGCGAATTTGGCGAGGAACTGGAAGTATGCGTTTTGGTAAAGGATTTTCATGGCTGCAAGATTTATAAAGAGTATGATTTTGTGGACACAGTGTTTGAGCCTTTACACGATGATGAATTTATCGAGAAGATGACAATAGGAAAATTGTTAGAATTATGTGAACAACAGAATAGTATATTTTAACGAAAAAAGAGCCAATGGAAAGGTCTAAAATCCGTTGGCTCTTTTCTACTTATCTGTTTTGTGCATGATTATATTATCATGTTTTATTTTATGTGTCAATACACAAATTAAAATTATGTTGAAATTTATTTTATTATATGTTATGATATATTTAATGATACAAATTATAATGTATCATTGTTTATTTTTCACAATATATGTATTGTAGCATACGCACACACATGTGCAGTTTGACGAAAGCGAGGTGCGCCGCCAATGGATATGGAAATATCTGTAAACACAAAAAACGATGTTATGAGAGAGCGTTTTCTTCTCGGTGCGAAACTTACAGGCAAATACGGCTTTCCACAACTTCCCGCGGTGATTGTCCATGCAGACGGCTTGAGATCCGCGCCATTTAATCTAGCATTAAAAGAACGAAATCCGAAAGAGTGTATTTGTCATTTCTTTATTGACGATATGCAATTTGAGAGAGTGTGGAACAACCCGGACAAATACATTCCAGCGTTGCAAAATTTCAAATATGTCTGCGCTCCAGACTTTTCTTTTTACGAAGATATGCCGCTTGCGATGCAAATATGGCAAGTGTATAGATCACGTTCGCTTGCTTGGTATCTTCTGATAAATGGCGTAAACGTTGTCCCTGTTGCTGGCTGGAGTGATGCGAGGTCCTTTGAGTGGTGCTTTGATGGATTGCCGCAGCAATCATCTATAGCGATTTCTTCCGTTGGTTGCGTTCGTGATGATCTGTCTAAAAGATGTTTTTCTTCCGGATATAGTGAACTGATCGAACGCGTGAACGGTGCAAGGGTTGTTTTGTTCGGTGAAAAAATAGTATCCGGGAACGTGGATCAGTTCCCGGCTTTTTCAAATGAGATCCAAAAAAGAATAAAAAGGGGGCGATAGAATGGGCAGCAGATCGGGAAAAAAGAAAAGAACAGCGGATATATACGGCGTTAGAGCTGTGCGCCAAACAAAAAAAGACGAAATAAACGGAGTTACAGTTATTAGATCACGTTTCAAATTTGAAAAATACAAGAAGAAAAATATAAACAGGAAAAAATAAGCCCCCATTTCTGGGGGATTTGCTGATGCGTTTACTTTTTTGCGATTAGATCGCACGTTTCAAAATTATTGTAAATTTTTCGACTTTTTCTCTTTTCCTCTCGGCTTTGCTGGCCGTTGCTTACTTTTGGCAAATCTCTATAACTTCGCTACCGTCTAAGAATATATAATTTCCTTCGATTTCTAATTCCCTGCCGAATGATTCATAATCAAAATAACGTGCTACGTTGTCAGGTACATTTTCCAAATATCCACATTCTTCTACAACCTGATATGCAACGTCAGTCATATTCTCACAATCGTTATAAATCATATAATCGCCACTGTTTACCTTGTCTATAGCTTCATACAATGTATAGTCTAACTTCTGTATTAAAGCCTTTACAACCTTGCTTTTTTCTTCGTCCAGTTCTTTGATCCGTTCTGCTATGTCGTTCAGTTTGTCGATATTCTCATACTCTCCGACTTCGTATAAGTCGCACTCATAATCCGTAATGAAGTATTCTTCGTATTCTTCATTGATTCCGATACGCTCAAATACTTTCTTGAGTTCTTCCTGCGATGCTGGTAATTCTACCCATTCGCCTATCAATTCGCCTTCGTTGTACTTTCCTAAGTTTGTTAAGAAGATTTTCATTGATTTTTACCTTTGGACCGTGTTATAATGGTCCTACCTTTCTTATTGATTGGTGGCGATCGTGTTAGTTTGTCAGGCTGTAGCGATCGCCTTTTCTTATTTACAAGTAAATTATAGCATAGAAATTATAAAAAGTCAACATATATTTTACAAGAATAAACAAAAAAACAAACAAAATAAAAAAACACTTGACAAATTGACGGACGTATGCTATTATGTGGATAGTGGAAAGGAGGCGGTTAAAATGTTCCGAAAACTAGTAAAAAAAAGAATGGTTGACCTGGAGATAAACCAAGCGAAACTTGCCGAAATGATCGGGCGATCACGGCAAGCGTTATGCATTTCTCTAAAAAATGATAATTTGAGAGAAAACGACATGCGAAAGATTGCGGATGCAATGAATTGTGATCTTGTTATCGAATTAAGACCAAGAGACGGAGAATAGCAGCGAC